TATATACAGGAATTACAAGAGCAAGGGAACTTTTAATAATAATAGGAGATAATAAAACTTAGTAGACAATAAAGGAGGTTTGCGACTTTGGCAGAAGGAAATAAGCTTAAGAAAAAGCCATACAACGTTCCCGACCTGGAACCGAGAGACAACACCAAGTACATCAACCATTCCATGACCATCATGAAATGGAAGACGCCGGACATGGACGATTTGCAAGCCGTCGAGCAAAGGTGCTTCGACTATTTTGACCTGTGCGCAGAAAATGATATGAAGCCGACTTTTGCTGGCTTCGCTCTGGCGTTCGGCGTTGACAGGATGACCATGTGGCGGTGGTGCAATAATCAGCCGAGGAGCAGGGATTTAAGCGACTCTGTGCGTGACACTATCAAAAAAGCGAGGGATTTAATCAACGCTCAGATGGAAGATTTCATGCAAAATGGCAAGATTAACCCCGTAGCCGGAATTTTTTTGATGAAAAACAATATGAACTACACTGACCAGCAGGAAGTCGTCTTGAAGCCGGATAATCCGCTAGGAGAGCGAAAAGACCCTGACGAGCTGCGGCGGAAGTATCTGGAAGATGTCAGAGGGAGCGGAGCGACTATCATCGATGCGGAGAGCGGAGACTGAGCGACTATCCCTGCGACTTTGGCAGCAACTATGAAAACGCCCCTGGAAGTCTTGCGACTTTCGGGGGCGTTTGCTTGCGACTATCTTGCAACTTTTGCGACTTTGGCAGCGACTTTCGGACGCGAGCCGGGAGGCTGGGCGACTGGGAGAAGCCGGGGCGGGGGCTGGAAGGCCCTGGGAGCTGGGCGGGAACGGGGATCGGATCGGCGGGCGGCGGCTCCCCTGCCCTGATCCAGCCGGGAGCCGCGAGGCGCTGGAAGGGCGGCAGCGGGGCGCAATCGGCGGGGGCATAGCTGCACCGGCAGGGCGCGGAACGGGGCGCGGCGTGGCGCTGTAGGCGCTGCGCTGCAAGGTAAAATGTGTTCTGCATTGCGTGACGGCGCTGTGGCGGAGTAGTAAGGGAAAAAGCCTTGCGGATGTGGATTTATATTGCCGCAGCAAAAACGGCGTACAAAGGCGTTGGAAGCGCCACAGCAACAGGGCAGAAAGAAAGCCCCGCCACAAGGCAGGGCAAAAGGGAACCGCCCCCGGATGCGCCAGGGGCGGCGTGTTAGGAGTTTTTTATAATGCCGGTAAAAAATGCGATGGTAAAGACGATAAACGCAAGGATCATGCGGGCACCCCCTGAACGAATGCGGCAAGGTCTGCCAAGATGGCGGGCCTGGGCGTGCTCATTCGCTGCAAACTGGTGTAATAGTGGCCGTTCAATTCCTGGTGAAATGCGGAGATGTTGCCCGTCCAACGCTCGGACATGAAGAAACCGCCGTTGTAATATGCAACCGGAGGAAGCACACAAAGCATATCTTCATAATTTTCTGCGCTTTCTTCCGCCCAATGCCCACAAAGGCTGTTTTCGTGCGCCGTGACAAGGGCGGTAAATTCTTCATCGTCCAGCACGGAAAAACCTTCGGCGATGTACTCGGCGGCGGTCTTGCCAGTGTAGGGGCATGCGTTGCCGTCCGGGAGGTAGGTTTTTGCGTGGCCCTGGAAGTTCCGCATATCAACTACCCATCTAAAATTGTTCTTGCAATTCTGATTGCTTGCTGGTAACATAATAGTAGTCCTCCTAATCGTAGTTCGTTTTAGCGTGGGCTTTCTGTGTGGGTACTCGCAATACCCACACAGATTTTTTATTTTTCTTCGATCTTGGCTATATCTGCATTAATAAGCTGTTTAATATAGCCTTGTTTGCTTGGGACAGTTGCCAACTTTGCAAGTATTGCGGCATCTGTGTTATTATTCAGTTTCATAATGATTCGCGTCGTGTTGCTCCTGTCCCATGCTGTTTTTGCTTGGCTGTCTGGCATGCTCTACTTCCTTTCGGGCGGGCCGGTTTCCCAGCCCGTCTCCTTTAGCCTTCAGCGGTGCGGGGTTACTCTTCGATGCCCCAGGCGCGCAGCCAGCCGGAGATGTACTCGGCATCCTCCGCTGTGGTCGGCTCCCAGTAGGTGCCGGGGGTGGTGATGATGGCGGTGATCGCATCGATCTCGTCGGTGCAGTCAGCGTCTTCTAGCTCGTTCAGGGTGGTGGGGTCGCCGCTGGTCTCCAGCAGCCAGCCGCCGTAAAGCTGATCGATGCCGACATACAGGGCGCAGCGCTCGGAAGTCTCAGGGGCGGTGATGTAAGTCTTTTTCATTTTTGTGTTCTCCTTTTTGTGTTGTTTGGGCATCTCCCTTAAGTGTCTTTATTATACCACCGAATAGGTGGTATGTCAAAGCGTCTTTTGCAGGTTGCCCAGGACTTTTTCCATCTTCTCCCGCCGCCTGGCTTCGTCCTTTTCGTTCGCGATTTCCCGCAGCGCGTCCAGGACGAACCGAATAAACGCTTTAAATTGGCTGTCAGTCTGTCCCAGCATTTTCAGGCCGTGCTTATTTACTTTCATTTTTTGATCTCCTTCCATTTCTCCCGGCGCTGCCGGGGCTGTGTTTGGTTTACGGGGGTATTATAGCATAACTATAGTTAGTTGTCAATAACTATTTTTAACCGATTCCCAGCGGATCAGGTTTGATTTTTGCCGTGTTTTCTACGTGGACACATTCTGCGATTTGTCCTCTTCTCACGCACACTCTGACAGTCCATGATTCACGGACACAAAATTACCGTAAAACTCGGCGAATTCCGAACATTTTTAATAAATGCGATATTTCAGGGTATGCTTTCATAGCCACGAACGCAACCAAATATTTATTTTGTTGCGTTCGCATATCGTATCCCCGGCGTTCATGGTAAAAGTGTCCACGCATCACGGATATGCAGCGACGGGGCGTTCCCGGCAGCACTGCACCGGATCGGGGGCCGCTGCCTGCCCCCTGCCTCCCCTCACCGCCGCCCGGAAGCTGCCCAGCTGCCCCCGGGGCGGGGGATATTCGCCGCTCCCCTGCCGCCGGGTAAGCCCCCCAAATACTCGCAAACACAAAAAGCCGTCTTCTCCAACAAACAGTTTCGAAGAAGCGAAAAGTTCCCATTTCGCTCCCAAAAAATCCGAAAAAAGAAAAAAGGCCGTCTACAATGTGTAAAAAATCGCTGAAAAGATAAAAAAGGCGAAAATGAATTTTATAAAAAGCGCCCTTCGGGCGCAGAGAAAAATTCCTTGAAAAAATTTCAAAAAGATATTGACTTATAAATATCGTTATGGTATATTCAACGCATACAGGAGGTGGTTCCGATGCAGATAAGCAGAGCAATTCGCCAGGTAATGCGTGAAAAAGGTGTTTCGCTCCTGACTATGGCTAAAGCACTTGGGAAGGAAAGAGGCAGCGACATCAGCGCACGCCTGCATAAACCTAATATGTCCTTTGAAAAGGCCGTCGAAATGCTGGACGTCTTAGGCTATGAAGTGGTCATCCAGGAGCGCAAGCCGGGGGCGAGAAGGGCTGACCAGATCGTGATCGATCAGAAGGAGGAGAGTAAATAATGAAATATCTTCGCAAAGCGGTAAGACGCGCTGTTTCTTTGGCTTTGGTGGTGCTGCTGACGTTGGTGCCGGTCGGTGCTGCGGCGGATGGGTTGACGTATACGGAATACGAAACCATAAACGAGTACATCGACCACTACGAGGAACTGGATGCATCGTTTTTTGATGACGTTGAAAACGCAGCGGCGTTCGTAATGGATACGTTCTATCAGGTGGGCGTGTTTTCGTTCAGCGATAATGATTACAGTGAGTTCGAAAAGAAGGAATCGGATGAGGCGGGGGTATTCTATTCTTTGAAGGAAAAGGATCTTTTCGGCTGCAAAACGATTATGATATTGGCCCCGCTTTCGATTACCGATACAGATTCGCGGAATTACATGAAATCGGATATAACAATTTATCTGGACGCGGAGGACGAGAAACAGAATTACACAATTCTGAGTTCTCTGGCGCAGGTTATGAGGCTGCTGGAGTCAAGCGGAGGTTATTCATTTATATTTATGGACGGAAAGATGGTCAGCGCGAAGGAGCTTGTCGATCATCTGAAGGCCGGAAAAGAAGTCGAGTCGCTCAGCTATTCTTTGAGTGTAGATAAGTTCCAATTCAGCCTTTCTATGCTTGGCAGTTCCGTATCGTTTGGGTGTACGCTTGATTACGCTGCATAAGGGTGGAGTGCAAAATGAAAAAGGCAATTGGTATCATCATCGCAATCATCGTCGGGATTCTGACGATCGTGATTTCCAGCGGGCTTGAGATTCGCGGGTTGATGGGATGAGGGCATGAAAAGAATCTGCAAATACTGCGGGAAGCAGTATGAAGGAGACCCGGGTTCCAGCGCGTGCCCGGATTGTGTGGCGGAGCAGAAGCGGACGACGATCCGCCAGAGGGCGTGCGTGGTCTGCGGGGCTACCTTCCAGGGCGGGCCATCCGCGAAGTACTGCCCAGCGTGTCTGGCAGAGCGGAAGAAAGAGCAGGCTGCCCGCAGACGTATAACCGGAACGGCCCGCCCCCTGGGAAGCGTTGACAAGTGCCAGGTGTGCGGTGGGGAGTACATTGTGACCAGCGGGCAACAAAAGTACTGTCCTGCTTGCGCTGCTGAGGCGATCCGGGAGAAAGATCGCCAAAAATCGCGCCAGTGGAACGCAAAGAACACCACGCCGGAAGATCGCAAAACCGTCAGAAAAGCCGCAAGCGCCCCAATCAAATGCGTTATCTGCGGAAAACTGTTTGTCCCAACGACCAAAGCCATCACTTGCAGTTTGGAATGCAAAAAGCAGAACCATATCAATAACTGTGCTGCATGGGAAAAGGCGAACCACGAGGCCAGGAAAGAGTATCAGCGGAACCGGATAAAGGCAAAGGAGGCGGCAATGTCTCCGGAGGAATACAAGATTTATCGGAGCAAAATAAACGCAAGGGCGAGAGAAAACTATAAGCGAAGGAAGGAAAAGCAATGAAAATCCAATTGTATGTTACGCCTGCGCTCAGCGGCGGAACTGCCATTATCCGGTATCGGGACGGGTTTTATGACAGAATCCGGACGAACTCGAAGCACTGCCAGGACGCACAGGGGTTCCCCGTTGACCAGTCGTGGGCAAAGAATATACAAAAGAGCGCACTGCTGACAAAGTGGAACCGGAGCTGGTACGGGGTCAGCGAGGACGCCGAAATCTACGAGGAGGAACAGGCATGACAAAAGAAGAAATTATCGCTTCCGCAAGGATCTTTGCGAAGCTGCAAACGGTTTTGAAAAAGGACAACGCGACGGACATTATCAATGCGGCGCGCAATCCGGTAAAGATGATGGTTCTTTACAATAAGGAAGCGTTTGACCGGCATGTGCTGACGGAAGACACTCAACAATATCTAAGCCACGAATACGACAAATTTACGCTGGACGCATTCGAGGCGGGCATGACCGAAACGCTGAGCCTGCCGGATCAGGGAACATGGCAGCTGGCCTACAGCAAGGCAAAGCAGGAGTTCCGGAATAAGTAAATAAACCTCCCGCAAGGGCGGGAGGTCAGCCGAAGGGCTGCTTGTGCTGATATGCACGGGCAGCCCTTGTTTTTGTATCGGGAGGATTTTATGGATTATGGAAAGCTGGCGGCATCCATTCTGGAGGCTATTGAGCGCCGTCCCGGGGATGTGGGGGCGTATGAAGACCTTTTTTCTGCCTGCCAGGGGTGGGCGGAAGAGGATTTCAGGGCGGCGCATGGGATGAACAAGCGGCTGCGGGAGATGTGCGGCGGGATGATGGAGCGGGCGGAATCAAAGCTGGTTGAGAAGTTTTATGGTTTGTGGCGGCGGGGGCTGCTGTTTGATGCGCCGTATGATTTTGACAGCTATCTGATCTATATGGAGCTGGACAGGCAGGCGAAGAAGCGGTTTTATCAGCCGAGAAAGAAGCAGCTGAAGCCTGTGGTGGACGCGCTGCAAGCGCTGTGCGGGGATGACGAGCTGGATTTGCTGGCAGTGAGTTTGCCCCCCGGCGTGGGGAAAACCACGCTGGCAATCTTCCTGCTGACGTGGATCGCCGGACGTGACCCAAACAACCCGAATCTGACAGGCAGTCACTCCAATTCCTTTGTTCGGGGCGTATATGACGAATGCCTGCGGCTGTTTGACCCCAAGGGGGAATATCTGTGGCGGGACGTCTTCCCTTCCGTCCAGGTATCCAATACCAACGCCAAGGACTGCCGGATAGACCTGGACAAGCGGCAAAGGTTTGAAACGCTGGAATTTACCTCCATCGGCACGGGCAATGCCGGTTTGTACCGGGCGGCGAATCTATTGTACTGCGACGACCTGGTGTCCGGCATCGAAGTGGCCCTGTCCAAAGAGCGGCTGGACAAACTGTGGGAGACGTACACCACCGACCTGCGGCAGCGTAAAATCGGCGACAAGTGCAAGGAGCTGCATATTGCCACCCGATGGAGCGTCCACGATGTGATCGGACGGCTGGAACGGGAGTACGAGAATAACCCCCGGGCGAAGTTCATTCGGATTCCGGCCATGAACGAGGAGGACGAAAGCAATTTTGACTATGAGTTCGGGGTTGGGTTCTCCACGAAGTTCTACCGGGAGCAGCGGGATATTATGGATAGCGTCAGCTGGAAGGCACTGTATCAGAATCAGCCTATCGAGCGCGAGGGCCTTGTCTACCATCCTGACGAGCTGCGGCGGTTCTTTGAGCTGCCAGCGGACGAGCCGGATGCCGTTATCGGCGTGTGCGATACCAAGGACAAGGGCGCGGACTACGCCTTTTTGCCAGTTGGGTATGTATACGGGCAGGACTACTATATCGGGGACTGTATTTGCGACAACGGGCTGCCGGACACGGTGGATGCCAGGCTTGCGGACATTCTGGTTCGGGATAAGGTGAAAATGTGCCGGTTTGAAAGTAACTCCGCCGGTCGCCGGGTGGCGGAGAAGATTCAGGGTGAGGTGAAGCGCCTGGGCGGGGTTACCAACATCACGACAAAGTTCACCACGGCCAATAAGGAGACGAAGATCATTGTCAATTCGGCGTGGGTGAAGGAACACTGCCTGTTTCTGGACGAAAGCAAGTATAAGCGCAATACGGATTATGGCCGGATGATGGATATGCTCTGCTCCTATACTGTAGCGGGTAAGAATAAGCACGATGACGTACCAGACGGAATGGCCATGTTTGCGGAGTTTGCCCAGAGTTTGAACGGGGCTGTGGTGGAAGTTTTCAGCAGGCCGTTTTAAGTAAAAAGTCGCCAATGGTTCAGTGAATTACAATTAACTAGACAACCATTCGCCACTTTGGTAAAATCGTATATGGAAAATTAGATTTTTAAGGGGGTGCGGGGCACGGGGAGCAGAAGATTATTCGGGCGGCGGGTGATTTACACCGAGGTCAGGGAAATCAACGCAGGGAACGTCATTGATGTGCTGCAAAAGGCCCTGTTTACGCACCTGCAAAACCAGGCGGATATTGACTACCTGTACTGGTACTACAAGGGCAACCAGCCGATTTTGAACCGGGTGAAGGAAGTAAGACCGGAGATCAACAACATGGTTGTGGAAAACCGGGCAAATGAAATCGTATCCTTCAAGACCGGGTATCTGGTGGGGGAACCGGTACAGTATGTGAGCCGGGGCGGAGAGACGAACATTGCATCCGAAGTCCTGACCCTGAATGACTACATGCTGAGCGAAGACAAGGCATTCAAGGACAAGGAGCTTGTAGACTGGATGCACATCTGCGGGACGGCCTATCGGATGGTTCTTCCGGATGGGCTGGCGGACGTGGAAGAGGACGAAGCGCCCTTTGAGATATTCACCCTTGACCCGCGATTTTCCTTCGTGGTGTACTCCGTGGGGCTGGGGCATAAGCCCATGATGGGCGTGCGGCACGTCCTGAAAGAGGACGGGACGCTGGTTTTCTCCTGCTGGACGGAGAACCAATACTTCGAAGTGTGGAACACCTGGAGCGTGGTTCGCGCCGAAGACCAGATTTTCGGCATTCCCATTGTGGAGTACCCGGCGAACAATGCCCGGTTGGGGGCTTTTGAGATCGTCATCCCGCTGCTGGACGCCATCAACATGACGGAAAGCAACCGGATTGACGGCGTGGAGCAGTTTGTGCAGGCGCTGATGCTGTTCCACAATGTGGACATTTCCAGCGAGGATTTCGGGAAGCTGAAAGAGCTGGGGGCCATCAAATACAAGGATATTGACGCTACCCTGAAAGCGGAGATCCAATATCTGACCTCTGAGATGAACCAGACCCAGACGCAGACGCTGGTGGACAGCATGTATGAAACGGTGCTGACCATCTGCGGAATGCCGAACCGGAACGGTGGTTCTTCTACTTCCGACACTGGGTCAGCAGTTATCATGCGGGACGGCTGGTCTGCTGCGGAAGCCAGAGCCAAGGACACGGAGCCGGTTTTCAAGAAATCCGAGAAGGAATTTTTGAAGCTGGTGCTGCGCATCTGCCGGGACATGGGGCACCTGAGCTTGAAGCTTTCGGCGCTGGAAATCCGGTTTACAAGGCGGAATTACGAGAACATCGCGCAGAAATCCACGGTACTCACGCAAATGCTTGCATGCGAGAAGATCGCGCCGGAGCTGGCCTTTACCCACTGCGGCCTGTTCAGCGACCCGCAGCTTGCCTATCGCATGAGCATGGACTACATGGCCGAGCAGGAAAAGAAGGCGGCGAAGCTGGCCGCGCAGAACGGAGGAAACGGCAATGGAAACGGAAACCAAAACGGGAATCAAGCTAACACCGGAAGCGGTTCGGGCAATTGAGGAGATCATCCATCGCCGGAACCAGGCGGAGATCAAGGTGGAGCAGGGACAGCTTGCGGTCATCGAGATCCGGCGCAAGAAGGTAAACTGAATATTCGCGTTGGCTTTCAAAGGTGAAAGTGAGCAGGCCGAGGGGCTTCTGGTA